GCATATAACCAGATAAAATAGTACCGTTTATAGCTGCTGTAATCTGTCCATAGTGACAATTAGCAGTTGCTTCTTTACCGATAATATCGGCTGCAGCACTTGAACTTAAACCTGTTAGATCTAAAGCAATAGTTGTTTCAATTATATTACCCACAGTTATTACTGAATGTTTTACAATTGCTGCTGTTACTGCAGATATACCAGTTCCAACAGTCATTCGAGCTGTTGTTGCTAGACTTGTTGCGCCTGCGGCAGCTAGTGTACTTGATGCACATACTGCACCTGCACAACTAACTGTAAATTTGTCGGTATACGCGCCAGTAGCTGAAGCTTTAGAAACTACTTTTAAACCAGTTTCTGCTCTGACTGTTCCCGAAAAGGTTGTGTTTGCCATTTTATAATCCTCCTAGATTATGGGATATCGTCTCTAGGCTGTCGACTATACTCGTCGATATCCAATTAATTAATTGTATAGTGATTTTTTTATAACGTTTTTTTAAATAGAGCGCAAGTTATCTTTTTTCTTTTTACCAAAAATATCTATCCAGTTATCTTTATACTTCTGAGTCGTGGGTCGGGATCTTCCATCCCATTGTCTGTTTTTGTTTAAATTTTTAAGCTTCTTTTCAGCTTTTTTGCGATAGCCATCACTATGCTCCTCTTGAAAAGCTTTACTTTGATAGTCTGTCATCTGGTAATTTCTAATTTATAATCCAAATTTTAATACAGCGCAAGGTATCCCTGGGAAAAAATTGATTTTTTGATAGCGCTTAAGTGGCTATCGAAACTTCAGCCTTGGCTTCGTCTATTTTGGTTTGAAGCGTTTGTTCTTCAAACTCTTTGGCAATGATTTCTTTAACAATTTCCTGAATTTTTTTATCAATATAGGACATATTAATATTATATTTGCCCTCCTTCAGGTGCTCCTGTTGCCATTCTAACTCCAAGGACTTCTTTTGTATGTACAGGTCTTGGGTCATTTGTAACCTCCTCATAGGTTATCCATTTACCAGTTTTAACGGTAAATCCATTTTTTTCAAATAATACCTCATTTTTTCCTAGTTTGTCAAGGATAGAGTTTTCAATACCTTGAGGAGTATCTTCACATGTGACTGTAAAATCCGCAGAATAGCCACAATATTTTATTTGAATTCTGAATTTTTTCATGAGTTTGGAAGTTTACGTTAAAAATGAGGCCGTTTTAAGGCGGCCTCATTTCGTTAATTATTAGATGTATTACGCACCTGGTGATGCATAGATACCTCTAGGGTCAGAACATCCGAAGACGTATCTTTCTCTAGCTTTGTATCTAACGTTACCAGTATCAAAGTCGCCTTCCATTGATGTTTTCAATGGTGCTCTGTTGAAATACTTCATTCCGTTAGGAACGTCTGTAATGATGTAAAACGCATCAGTGTCAGATAAGTAGTGATTAACTACGAATCCTTGAGGAACCATCCCCATGTTTTTGATTGCGTTAATGTCATTATCAGCCGTACCAACTCTTCCTGGAGACTTCATCAGTCTTTCAGCAGTAAATTGTTGGTTAGAGTGAAGAACCATCTTCATTCCTCTAGCCGCAATTTTAAGACCACGTTCATCAGTGAATGCAGCAATGTCAATCAAAGACTGCTCCAAAGATGTTTCGTTAAGATCCGCTGCTGTTGATAATGTATTGCTAAACGTACCTGCTATTGTCGGGTGAGAAGCGTTTATTAAAGAAACGCCGTCGCCTGTGTTAAAGGTAGCTACGCCAGGTAGTCCATTGTTTAATGGAACCACTGCTTTCACTTGTTTAGCATTAGCCATAGAACGTGCTAAAGCTTTTGTATAACGAGAAGAAAGTCTGTCATAGAGGTTATCCTCCATAGCTTCTTCTGTTATCGCAAATGCTAGAGCGATCGTTTCCATAGTGTAACGTGCCGTAAAAGTTTCCTGAGCTTCGTCGTAGCTTATGCCTTGACCTTCAGGTTTTACGTCTGCGTTTGCAAAACCACTTAACATTACTTCCTCTTCGAAAGCTCTGTCAGATGATTCTTCTGCATAAATTTCTTTATGCTCTTGGTCGTACCTCTTATATTCCAGTCCAAATAGTGCATTTAGACCAGGTTCTAGTTCTTTAACTAGCTGTGCTCGTGATATTGCCATGTTCTATATACTCCTATTATGATTGTAGTTCAATCAGGTTTGGAACAACTACTACGGAGGCATAAGCAACAGTAATATCCTGATTTGAAGGATCTTCTGCTGATCTTAATAATCTCCATGAGGCTGAGTCTGCGCTTGTATCGCCGATATCTAGAGTAGCTGAAGACTTACCAGTAGTTGTACTACCAGCAGAGACATTCATGTCATACGTTTCTAGAAAACCAGCTTGCGCGACCGTGTCGTCAGTCGATACTACATATTGTTGTTGTGGGTTATCGTATACGAAAGCAGTTATGTCTTCTGAATTCGCAGGTGTTACTTGTACATAATGGTTCGACCATGTCGGCTTCAAAGTTGTAGCCGCATTATAGAAGATTCCATTTAGCACTCCCAGCACAGGTGCATCGGCCGTTTGGCCTTCAATTATATACCCTGCTAAGGAAGCAACGGCCCCACCACTATATATTGTAGTAGCGTATGCTGCATCAATTAAGTACTTACCTTGACCGGAAGTCGCTGGAGTTGATCCCAACGTTCCTGCCGCAATAAGTCCAAAACCTTGCGTGTTACTATTTGCCATAGTTTGTTACTCCTTGTTTACAGTTTTACCTGTAAACGGTTAATTAAATTTCGTTGGTTTGAGAATTGTTAAAAAATTAACTTTTCTTTGTACCACCGAAGGTTACGCTAGTCTGTCGATCAACATTGATCGGCATACTTGGATGCTGTTCCTTCATGAGATCGTGCTTCACTGCTTCGTCTCGAGCATCAGTTTGTTTCTTATAATACTCAGTACGTTGCTTCGCGAGCTCTTCCGATATCCTAGCCAGCAATAGGCCACCTACCCCTATAATCCCAGCATATTTTCCGTCTTTAACAACGGGATAATCTTCGCCTTCATATTCGTCAGCTCTCACTAATTCCCATCCGGATCTTAATTTACCCGTGACGTTCTTAGTATCATCGAAACCGACGCTTTCAGCTCTGATCCATCTGTGCCTGTATCCTGCAGGCGGCTTGGGAGCATCTAGAGATGATGGAGGAATCCATACTTTGGGTCTTTCAGTTTTAGACCTAGTTTGATTCGCACGAGAAGTAGTTTTTGTTTCTTTTGTCATATGCTTATGCCTCCTTCGTGAGTTTTAATTGTTTTGCATATTCTTCGAGTGGCACACCTAATTTTTTAGCAATTGCTACCTGTGAAGGTGTGAGTCTCACAGTTTGGCGTCCTGGTTTAACGCTTCTTGTCGCAGAAGCAACCGTCTGAACGGGTTCGGACGTTTTTCTAGTTTCACTCTTATCAAATTTATGGGGAAAGTCAACTCTTATTCTTTTATCTATTTCCACATAGTATTCATTCGATTTAGGGTCAAAACCTTCTCTTTCCACTAAATCTTTATGAATTTCAAAAGCGGTAAACGTCATAGCTCGATCACTACCGAACCATCTGTTTTTTCCAGCCCAATCTTCAGCACGAGGATCAGGATCCGGCAAACGTTGAGGCGTTTGCTGAGGAAGATATCCTCCATGCGAAAGTCTAGGTTCCGCTACAGATTCTTCTTCTTTTCCTGCCTTAGTGGCTGCTAATTTGGCATTATCAAAAGATAGCTGTGCTATCCTTTTATTAGCCGCTACTTGAGCTTTCGCATCGCCAGCTTCAATAGCACCAGCTAATTCTTTTTCAGCTGCTTCTAATCCACTTTTAACGCTACTTTCAAGTTTAGTAATGTAATCTTTGTCCACTTTTTTGAACTTAGATTCCATTGCTTGTCTATTCGTTTCTACAGCACGAGCATAGTCTACAGCTGCCGCTTCTCTACGTTCAGCTTCTCGCATTCTACGTGTTAATTTAGAAATACGTCCTTGTACTCCTTTGCTGTATTCTTCTAGCTTTTGGTCTTCTTGTGGTTGGCTAGTTTGAACATCAGACTGCTTATCAGATTCCGCAGGTGCGTCATCGGACTTAGCAACGTCTTCAGTAGTTGTTTCTTCAGTCTTCGTGTCATCTTTGACCTCCACTTCTGACTCGTTGACTTTTTCCTCGGGTAATTCTACATCAGCCCCAGGACCCGACGTATCTAAATCGACCATCGGTTGTTTTTTTTCTGTTTTTTCTTCTGTTGGCTCAGGCATAGTTTCCTCCTATGTTAGTATTTATGCAAGATGCTTTTAGGATCTTGTATTGTTGCTAAGACTTCGTCTTCGTTGAGGAGTCTTACTTCCCCACCTTCTATCTCAATCCTTGAGCCTGCATAACGGGCAAAGACTACCCAGTCACCGACCTTGCACCAAGGACCACTAGGATAACGTTTTTTATCCTGATAGCATTCAGCGCCCATAGCAAGTACATTCCCACATTGAGATGCCACTTGTTGGCGCTCTATAGTTTCTTGACCTAATAATACTCCACCATCTGTTTTCTCTTTCATCTTAAAAGGCAACACCAAAATTCTCCACCCTGTAGGTTGAGGTAATTGAGTCGATTCCTTAGGAATCTCTTTTTTAGGTTCTGATTTTGTTACACCAACAAGATCTTTGTTGGGTAATTTAATTTTTGGGACTTCTTGGGTTAAGATCGACGACTGTTCCTTTGGTATCATTTTGCTCCTTCTCATTTAGCAGGTTAGAGATTTCCTGTCGCACTGATTCCAGTGCATGTATTTGTCCAACAATATACTTATATGTTTCCATGTTGTCAACCCCTCCGGACGTAACATTAATTGCAAGGGCTTGAATGCGTGTTTGAAGTCCTTTCTGTAATCTGTATAAAACCTGTAATGGGTCTAAAGCCACTATTTACCTCTTCTTTTTATCTTTAGTTTCTTTTTATATTCCTTAGTTAGTTTATTGCCTAACGTAGGTTTAATCTTAATAGTTTTAACGGGTAGGCGTTTCTTATTCCACCAACTCACTATTTTCTCTTTTTTTTATTTTTTTTCTTCTTTACTTTATTTTTTTTCTTAGCTTTTTTCTTTTTTGCCATTATGCTGCTTTCCTTTTCTTAGCCATTTTTTTAAAAGTCTTAGCTAAAGCTTTTGCACGACCTGTACAACCTTTTTTAGTAATCGGTGTACATTTTCCTTCAGTGCCTCTTTTCTTAATTGAAGCTGTTGCTTTTTGAATCCATTTGCCATCTTTAGCAGCGATTCTTCCACCTTCAGCTTTTTTATTTTTAGTTTGTTGCGCAGCTTTCTTGGCACCTGGCCAATTTTTAGCTTTGCCTTTCCATAAAATAATTCTTTTAACAGGTTTTCCACCTTGATCTACTTTTCCACCTTTATTCATACCTAAATATTTAGGTCTGTCTATACTTCCTACCGAACCACCTATTGCATGTGATTCACGTTTAGTAAGAAGAGAATGGATAGGACTTAAAGTATTCCAGTAATTACTCATTATTAAGCCTTCTTAGTTTTTTTCCAGTCTTTGGCACGTTTACCCCATTTGCCATAAGATAGATCTCGTTCTTTTTTAGCTTTTTTAGGATTCTTCGCCGTAGCTTTCCCTTTTCCTAAACGTTCGCCAATCGATTCATCTTCTTTAGCAAAGAAGCCTTCTTTAGCTTTTACACGTCCACCTTTTTTAAAAGCTCTATCACGTAGACCTACTCGACCACCTTTGTTATACATTGCTCCGCCACGCATCCCCATGTCACTCGGATAATATCCTGAACGCATGTCTCTTCGTGCAGTACCACCAGCTTGCATAACTGCTCGGCCTGTGCCTTTAGTTTGTATTCCAAATTTTTTACTCATAATACTCCTTTTATATAGTTTTTAATAATTGTTGTCTAGTCTTTTTTAAGCGTTTTCTTAATAGCTGCGGGAGTTGCTTTTATGCCACCCACGATGTTCTTAACTTTAGTCGTAATTTGTTCTTTTTTTGCTTTACCATAGTCAACAAGAACATTTTTCCAACCCTTACCACCAGTAAGATTTTTTTGTTGATTTAAATCCGTCATTTTTTTCCTCCTCTAAATATCTGTGTACCCTTTATACCAAAAACGCTGGCAACTACAAGGATCCATAAATTTGTAAACCATTTCGGCAAATTCGAGAAATGCTCAAAAAAGATGTTTATCTTCTCCATAGCGGCCGGATCGTTCGACCAAACCCCATATGCGAGCACCAAAATCGGGAGCGTTAAAATCGCAAGGACAATTTCGTCCTTAAAATCGTTATCTCGGGATTCTAAAAGCTTGCCCTGGTAAGATTCCTCACCTCGGGCCATCTTTTCTGCATGCATAAGCCGTGCATCCGACATCGCCATCTTTGTTCTTTGTCGATTAGCGTATATCTTACTCCCAGCTTGTAAAGCAATTCTTGCTAGACCAAACCAGGCCATACTAGTACCACTTAACTTCTGATTTTTTCTCTTTTAACATTCTACGTTGGCCGCCCACTTTGTTTACTACGGGATTGCCTTCAGGAACTTTAATCTCAATGCCGCCTTTTAAAAGGCCGTCCTTATTCAGGAACTGCTTTTGATTAATTCCTTTATAGAAAGGTTCTTTGTCTTTTGCCATATTTCCTCCTTAATTGTTATAGATTATCTTCTTGGACCTTTCAAGGTCTTTACATCCTTACGTTTCATATCAGCAATGTCCATTTTTACAACATCAGACATATGCTGTTTAGTTAAAGATGTATCAGCTCTTAATTCAGCTAATTCTTCGTTTTGTTCAAGTTTATCATCGGTAATGTCCCGATTTTGAACTAATTTCGCTTTATCGATGTTAATTCTTGCTCCCATTTCCTCTTTTTTACGTTCATTTTCCATTGCCTTCAAATCAACCTCTCTAGATTTGATTTTAAGCAAAGGATCATGGTCAAATTGAGATGTAATTTTCTTTTCTTCCTTCATGAACTCTTCCATCATTTCAGAAATTAAAATTGCCTTTCTAGCTTCAATTTTCATGACAATTTGTTGTAATTGTTGTTGCGCTTGTGGATTTTGCTGCGCTTGTTGCTGTAATTGTTGCAACATCATAGTTTCTTG